AGCTTTTCCGCGCCTTCCAGAGCCATGACGACAAAACTGATCCCGCGCAAGCCGATAACCAGTTGAATCTATTCACAAGTTAACCGGACAGCAGTGACACGATCTCTCAACGAGACGCTCTACGCGCCGCAATTACAAGCGGCGTCCTGCGTCTCTCCTATGACGGAAAGACGGTGGAGTACCGCTCAATGGCCGATCTGAAATCGGCGCTGAATGATGTGGAAGCCGCTTTGGCGCGGGAGAATGGCGAAGTGCAGACGCGCCGGATCAAGATTTACGCGGACAAGGATCTCTAATGAACGTCTTTTCTCGTATCGGTGCGGCGGTCAAATACGCCGCAACAGGACGCTTGTCCGCGTCCGCGCTCATGGGCGGGTTTGAAGGCGCGATGGCGCAACGGCGGCTTGTCGCGTGGAAAGCAACACAGGAAAACATCAACGGACTCCTTGCTGCGGGCGGCGATCTCTTGCGCGCGCGGGCGCGGCAGATCGTGCGCTCGAACCCTTACGCTTCAAACGCTTGCGAAAGTTTTGTGGCCAATGCCGTCGGCGCAGGTGTCAAGCCGTCGAGCCTTGTTGCCGATCAGGCGCTCAAGGATCAAATTCAGAAAATATGGCTGGCATGGACGGATGAAGCGGATGCGGATGGTCTAACAGATTTCTACGGGCTTCAGGCTTTGGCGGTGCGCGCTATGTTCGAGGCTGGAGAATGTTTTATCCGCTTTCGCCCGCGCTTGCCGCGAGACGGTCTGACCGTTCCATTGCAGCTTCAGCTTCTTGAAGCCGAGATGCTGCCGTTGACGAAGATCGACATCGGCCCCACGGGCAATCCCGTGCGCTGCGGGATCGAGTTCAATCCCATCGGCCAGCGCGTGGCCTATCATTTCTATCGCAAACATCCAGGCGATAGCACGGATCAAAGCAATAAGGGCGAGATCGTCCGCGTTCCGGCATCGGAAATCCTCCACATCTATCGTCCCGAACGTCCCGGCCAGATACGCGGCGTGCCGTGGATCGCGCCCGCGCTGGTGAAGCTTTATCTGCTCGACCAATATGACGATGCGGAATTGGATCGCAAGAAGGTCGCGGCCTTGTTCGCGGGCTTCATTACAAAGAACGTGCCAGAAGACAATATGATGGGCGAAGGAGCGGCGGATGAAACTGGCGCGGCCATCGCGGGACTATCGCCCGGCACGATGCAGGTGCTTTTACCGGGCGAGGATATCAAGTTTTCAAGCCCAGCCGATGTCGGCGGGTCGTATGAGATGTTCCAGTACCGAACGCTTCTGGCCGTCTGCGCTGCCATGGGCATTCCCTATACGAACGTCACGGGCGATTTGAAGGCCGCCAATTACTCCAGCATCCGCGCGGGCACGGTCGAGTTCCGGCGGCGGCTGGATCAGTTCCAGTTTGCCACGCTGGTGTTTCAGATGTGCCGTCCGATATGGCGGCGCTGGATGGAAACTGCCGTGCTAGCTGGCGCGTTTGCCATGCCGGGCTTTGCGAAAAACCCCGCACAGTATACCGCCGTTAAATGGATCGCGCCGAAGTGGGAATGGGTCGATCCGCTTAAAGACCGCCAAGCCGAGAAAATCGCGCAGGAGCAAGGCTGGAAAGCGCCTTCCGACATCATCGAGGCCGAGGGCAACGATGTGGACGAGACCTACAACCGCATCGCCGCCGATCAGAAACGCCGCGAAGAGCTTGGCATCAAGCTCGGCCAACCTGCACCAACGCCAGCGACCTCTCCGGAGCAAACCGCCCCCGATGCGCCCGACCAACAAGAGCCGGATCAAGCGGCAACGGATCAACAACAAACAGATCAAACAGCATGAATCTTCTTCCCCACATTGCAGCCCGCGTGTTCGGCGCGCCGCTTATGATCGCGCGCGCCAAGCTGGACGTCATCCTCGGCGTGCTTGTGCCGCGCCTCGACGGCGAAAACCTACAGCCCAAATCTTCGGCGGAGACGCGTGATTACGATGTGACGCCGGATGGCATTGCGGTCATCCCTATCTTCGGCACGCTGGTGCGGCGGACGGTTGGACTTGAGGCGCAAAGCGGTCTTGTCAATTACACGACCATCGGACAGCAGTTGGACATGGCGCTTTCGGACGTTGCCGTCAGAGCGATCTTGCTTGATGTCGATAGTCCCGGCGGCGAAGCGGGCGGCGTGTTCGATCTGGCCGACAAGATTTATGCGGCGCGCAAGATCAAGCCAATCTGGGCGTCCGTGGACGAGGACGCTTTTTCCGCCGCTTATGCCATCGCCGCATCCGCCAGCAAACTATACGTCCCGCGCACGGGCGGCGTCGGCTCCATCGGCGTGATCGCGGTGCATCTTGATCAATCGCAGGCCGAGGCCGATGTCGGCCTCAAATACACGTCGATCTATGCGGGAGCGCGGAAGAACGACCTGTCGCCGCACGAGCCTTTGTCGGATCCCGCGCGCGCCGCGCTGCAAACGGAAGTCGACCGCGTCTACGACCTGTTTGCGCAAACGGTTTCGCGCGGGCGGCGCATGTCGGTAGAGGCCGTGAAGGCAACCGAAGCTGGGCTGTTCTTTGGCGAGGACGGTATCGCAGCCAGACTTGCCGACAAGATCGGAACTTTCGACAACGCTTTGGCCGATCTGGCGGCAAGCCTCGCGCCAAAACCCGTTCGTTTTTCCCTGTCCACAACCACAAACACGCAACGAAAGGATATGTCTATGAAAGACCCGAACCTGAACGCCGCGACCGAGGCGCAAGCCGCCGAAGTCACTGCGCAAGAAGCGCCTGCCACGCCTATGGCGGCGCAAGAACCCGCCGTCGATATCGCGGCGCTTACGGCACAGGCCAAAGCGGAGGCTCGCGCCGAGGCCTTAGCCTATGTCGGCGAAGTGAATGAGCTTTGCGGGCTTGCAGGCATGCCGGATAAAGCCGCCGCATTTATCGCCAAGGCCGTTCCCGTAGCCGAAATCCGCAAGGCTTTGCTCGCGGCGCGTGCGGCTCAAAGCGATGCAACTGCGCTGGTAGGGCAAATCCCCAACAACGCACTCGCAAACTCCGCTGCCGAGCCGAAAATCGACGCGGCAGCGATTTACTCCTCCCGTAACAACCCGAAAGGAAAATAATCCATGACTGAACTCACTGAAGGCCAACACAAGGCCGAATTTCTTGTCTCCGAAGCGAATGGCTCGCTTTCGCGTGACGTTGTGACAATCCTGCATGGTCAAAACCTTCAGGCTGGCCATGTGCTGGGCAAAGTGTCCGTTGGATCTGCGACGGGCGCAGCGGCAACAGGTAATGTTGGCAATGGCACGATAACAGATGTCTCGGTAGGTTCCGGCGTCAAAGCCGGAACCTATGTCATCGATTGCATCGAACCTGCGACTGGTGGTGGTACGTTTGCCGTTGAAGAACCGGGAGGCTCGATTATCGGCACGGCACAAGCAGGAACGCCTTTTGTCGGAGCGATAAACTTCACTCTGACGGCAGGCACGACAGACTTTGCCGCAGGCGACAGATTCACGGTTGTTGTTGGCAGCGGTTCTGGCAAATACAAAGAATACCGCCCGTCAAATACCGATGGATCGCAAACCGCCGTTGCCGTGTTGTTGGACGCTGTTGATGCGACCGCAGCAGACAAGGATGGCGTGATCATCGCCCGACAAGCTGAGGTGAACGCCGCCGAACTCGTTTGGTTTACGAGCGCAACCGATAACCAAAAGACGGCTGGTGCAAGCCAACTTAAAAGCCAGACCATCCTCGTGCGTACGTCTGTTTAAACCTCGCGCATCTCTTCGCAACCGACAAAAGCCCTGCCTTCGCAAAACGAAGGCGGGGCTTTGTCATTAAAAAAAGGACAAAACCTATGCCAACCCTCGACGTATTCAACAGCAACGCCTTCTCGGTGGTGTCCCTGACGGATGCCATCAACAAGGTGCCCTTTATCCCAGGCAAGATCGGCCAACTTGGCTTGTTCACGGAGTCCGGCATCACCACGACCACGGTCATGATCGAGGAACGGCAAGGAAGCCTGAACCTAATCGAGACCACGGCGCGCGGCGCGCCTGCCGTGCAAAACCACGCAGGCAAGCGCAAGGCGCGGTCGTTTGTCGTGCCGCATATCGCCATCGAAGACACGATTATGGCGGATGAAATCCAGAATATCCGCTCCTTCGGGTCGGAGAACGAGATGGAGAGCATCCAGCAGGTCGTGCAGTTCCGCCTCGCGGAAATGGCGAACAAGCACGACGCAACGCTAGAGCATCTTCGTATCGGCGCGATCAAGGGCCAAATCCTCGACGCGGACGGCGCAACGGTGCTTTACGACTTGTTCAACGAGTTCGGCGTGACGCAGCAGGATGAAGTCGACTTCGATCTCGACAACGCAAGCCCCGAAACCGGAGCGGTCAAACTGCTCTGCCATGCCGTCAAACGCAACATCGAGGACGAGCTTGGCGCGCAGACCTACGACCACATCCACGCCATCTGCGGCTCGGACTTCTACGACGCGCTTGTCACGCATCCGGAAGTCACGAAGGCCTACGACCGTTATCAGGAAAGCCTTTTCCTGCGCACGGGACAGGCCCGCAGCCAGTTCGAATATGCAGGCATCACGTTCGAGGAATATCGCGGCAAAGTCGGCACAGTAGAATACACCGACAGCGCCAAGGCGTTCTTCTTCCCTGTGGGCGTGCCGAACCTGTTCCGGCAGTACAACGCGCCCGCCGACTTCGTCGAGACCGTCAACACGGTCGGCTTGCCGCGTTACGCCAAACAGGCCATCGACGACGAGTTCGGGCGCTGGGTCAAGGTGCACTCGCAATCCAACCCGCTGCCGATCTGCACGCGCCCGCGCGTGTTGATCAAGGGCAAACAGACGGCCTAAGCGATGTCTTTCGAAGCCATGATCGCGGCTCTGTTCGCCGATCCCACGCTGACCAAGGTCGCCGAGTACCTTCCCAAAGGAGGTCTCGGCGGCCATTCCGTGTGGGTCATCGCTAAACAACCGGACACATTGTCCAGCTTTGGCGAGGCGAAGATTCATGCAACCATGGCTTTGTTCGATGTTCAAGCCGCTGAGATCGCGCAGCCAGCGGTCGGCGATCAACTGACGGTAGACGGCATATCCTATGTCGTCCAATCCGAGCCGATTGCCGACCGCGAGCGCCTTATCTGGACATTGAACACGAGGCCCGCATGAGCTTACGTCTCGCCGCCGCGCTGCAGGGCAGCCTGACCAAGATCATGGCGCAGGAAACCAAGGCGGCAGAACAAGCCGTGACGCTCGGTGTCAGACAGGCGACAGACGGCCTTAAACTGGAGCTTCGCGGACAAATCACGGGCGCAGGTCTTGGCCAAAGGCTGGCCAATACATGGCGAGGCATGGTGTTTCCGCAAGGACAGGCCAGCCTCAACGCTGCGGGCTTTGTCTTCAGCAAGGCTCCCAACATTGTCGGCGTTTATGCGCATGGCGCGGTGCTTCGTTCAACAAAAGGTCTTTTTCTCGCCGTTCCGACTCCTGCAGCGGGAAAATACGCGATGGGCAAGAAAATAACGCCCACTTCATGGGAACAGGTTCACGGACAGCAGCTTCGGTTCATTTATCGACGCGGAGCTGTCTCTTTATTAGTCGCAGACAACATGCGCGCACGGACAGGCAAGCGTGGCGGGTTCGCAAAAGCCAGCGCGACCGCCATGCGAACAGGACGCGGTTTGACCACAGCCATCATGTTTCTGCTCGTCCCCCAAGTCACGATCCAAAAACGCTTCGACATCGAGAGCGCTGAAAAGAAATGGAACGACGCCTTGCCGCGCCTTGTTGTTCAAAACTGGCAGGAGACTTCTGAAAAATGACGACACGAGAAAATGTTTTACAAGCCTTGTTTGAGCGGCTTCAAAACATCACAGGCCCTAAGGTTCTGCGCAACGAGACGTTGCCGGAGAAGGTTCCGTCCGAAGGCTTGTTCATTTTGCGCGACGGCGATCCCGGCGAGCCGGAGATGCTTTTGTCGCCGCTTTCCTACTACTGGCAGCACCTCGCTTCGCTTGAAGTGTTCGTGCAAGCAGGAGAAGCGACTCAGCGCGACGCGCTTATGGACGCGCTGTTTCAGCACATCGCCGCCGCGCTTGCGACCGATCAGACACTCGGAGGCCTTTGCGACCGCGTTACGCCCCATGCCGCCGATACAGGCTCGGTCGTAATCGACGGCGCGGCGAACGTTAAGGCGGCCATCATCCCGATTGAACTGATTTACACGACCGATAGCCAACTCGGCTAAGTCGCTTTTTCTTACCACAAAACCGGAGGATTATCATGGCACGTGCCTATGGCGCGAATGCGCAGCTATTGGGTTCTTTCGAGACGACTTACGGGACGTCTCCTGCCGGAAACTACATCAAGTTTCCGTTCGTCTCGTCGGCGCTGGGTTCGGAACAGAACCTGATCAGTTCCGATCTCCTCGGCCAAGGCCGTGATCCGGCGCAGCCCATGCGCGACGTGATCAACGTCGATGGCGACGTGGTCGTGCCCGTCGATCTGCGCAACTTCGGGCATTGGCTCAAAGCCTTGCTCGGCGCGCCGACGACAAGCGGCACAGGGCCATATGTCCATGCCTTCGGATCAGGTTTGGCCACGCTTCCGAGCTTGTCTTTAGAGATTGGCATGCCGGAAGCCTCGGCTTTCTTCATGAACATGGGCGTTCGCGCCAACTCGATGCAGATTACGTTCTCGCGTTCGGGCGGAGCCAGCGCGACCGTCAACTGCATCGCGCAAGGCGAAAGCCGTGCCTCGGCCAGCGCAGGCGGTACGCCGAGCGAGTTGTCTATCACGCGCTTCAATCAATTCCAAGGAGCCGTCAAAAAAGACGGCGTGCAATTGGGTAACGTCACGGGCGCGCAGCTGACTTACACGAACAACCTCGAAAAGATCGAAACGATCCGCGATGACGGCAAGATCGACGGAGCTGACCCCACGGTGGCGGCACTCACGGGATCCATCGACGTGCGTTTCGCCGACACGACGCTGATCGACGCCGCGACCAACAATACGCCCGTCGAATTGACCTTCGGCTACACCATCGACGCCGACCGTTCGATCCTGTTCACGGCGCATGAGGTTTATCTACCCAAACCCAAACTCTCGATCACCGGCCCCGGCGGCGTGCAGGCCAGTTTCAACTGGCAGGCATCGAAAAACGCCACGGCTGGAAAAATGCTGACTGTCACCTTGACCAACGATGTGGAGGACTACGACTAATGATCCGTCTTGATTTGAAACGCGAGCCTTATTGGCTCGAACTCGGCCACGGCGTGCGCGTGCATGTCCGTCCCGCGACGACCGCGCTTGTCATGGCTGCGCGCGTTACGGCCCTCAAAGAGACAACCGAGGATGCAGGAACGCGCAGCGCGGCACTTATCAAAAAGCTGGCCGAGCTTGCCATCATCGCTTGGGAAGGCATCGGCGACAGCGAGGACAATCCCGCCGAGGTCACGCCGGAAGCAATCTCCGCTTTGATGGATTTGTGGCCCATCGCGGATGCCTTTGAACGCCTGTACCTCGGCCCAACGCTTATTCTGGAACAGGAAAAAAACGATTAGAGGCTCGCTGCAAATGGCACTTCGGCGGCGGGCCGGAATACTGCGCCTCCTGCGCGGACGCAGGGCTTCCTTGCAGCAAAGGCCTTCCCAACAAGGATGGCGAGCTTTGTCCCTACTGCGCGAACGAGCCGCAAACGATGGAAGGCTGGGAAGCATGGGACATTGCCTTGCGCTGCGCTGGACAACTCCGAACGGCACAACTTGTCGTTCTTGGCATCAACATGAACGCCGCGCTGAAAATCGCTGAAACGCTGGGTCATGAAGTTACGGCAGTCGCCGATCTTCTCCCCGCCTGCGAGTCCGGCATGGTTTCGGCAATCAACACAAAGGTTAATGAGGGCTTAAAGTAATGGCTGAGCGCAATCTTGCCATCCGTTTGTCCGTGCTCGAAGGCGGCAAGGTCAAAGCCGAACTGAAAGAGATCGGTGAGTCCGGCGAAAAGT